GTGTATACATGTATTATATGCCCAAACTGATTAAATGTCAAGTGGTTTTATCCAATTTTTACATGATGTAAATCAATAACTTACACACGCGGTTCATAAAAAATGTGAGCGCCGATCTGTGCTAAACGTCTTTTAGCACGGGCCCAATAGGGTCTAACATAATCTGCGTGATAGAACAGCACATCATGCATCCCGTAAACTCTTTTACCTTCTTGAATAACATCACGTGCAATATACTTACTTTCTTCCCATCTAGGACCAGAAGGAGTAGTCCATTGCATACGTCTGTTATTTGCCCAAGAAAACTGATAGGGTTCTAATACAACTTCACAAATGCCATCTTCAAAACGAGGATCCTTTGTGCGGTTTATGGTTACTTGTGCAACTGCATACTTACCTAGTTTACTTTCAGTAGCCGCTTCGTGGTAAATATTTTTAGCCATGCAGAAAACGTCAGTCTTGTTATACAAGACCTTTTCATTTGTATCTACGATTGAGAGAAACTTTGGTTTCTCTACAGGTATTACGATTGGCTTAGGGGGTGCAGTTGGCGTTTGAACTACAGTAGGGGTAACGTCTGTTACCGCATGCGCCGTTGACTGTGAGTATATAAAATAAATCATAAACATTGCATAGACTATCCCAAGCAAAAGGTGCCAAGGTAATAGAGTCTTTTTCATTTTATTTTCTGAGTAATACATTTCTTTTCCTTTTTATGGCCGCTTACGGTAGAAGACTAACATTTCTAATCAACATATAGTTGACACGTTAGTGACACGATAAGTAGCACTTCCATAGGCTATAAAAGGGACAACCGTATCAATGATACGGTTTCACACATCCCTTTAAATTATGCCTAGTGGCAAGTGAGTCAATATTACATTGACTTATGTATTATCAAGGTCCATAAGACGCTTTTGGAATTTATCCTTGCGCTTATATTGGTTCTTAGCCTTAATAATCTTAGGCTTGAATGGGCTGTCGTTATCAAACAGTACCCAGTGAGCCCGATGTTTGGGGCGTTCGATAGTAAAGTGAAGAATTTCTTTTTTCATAATACATACATCTTACGCCCAAAACTAATTTTTGTCAAGTCCTTTTTGTAAATTCCTTGTCAACGTAGTACTTGATAAGTTCACGTTGAATCATTGTAATCAAGTCGCCATGATCGTTGTCAATGACAAATCGAACCGGACACTTTCCCCAAGAACGAGTTTCATTGAAAATAGCGAACCATTTTCTGTGATCTTTGTTCTTAGCATCAAAAACAACATACTGTCTACCGAATAGTGCAAGTTTTGACATAGATATTTAATATAGGATGATTAGTTAAAAATGCTTTGTTTTACTCAGGTCAACGTGAATTCAACACGTTTTACCGCACGAACTGTAAAACTCCGCCAGCCCTTTGCTTCAACGTCATAAACAGGTACTACTGTATCTGTCTTTAGACGTTCTGTACGATCTTCACCCTCTTTGATTTCCTGCTTAGGAAGTACATTAGGATCAAGAGTACACTTCATGACACGTTCAGTGCCATCCTTCTTAGTGAATGTTACAGTTACTTCTGGTGTGTTCTTAAGTACACCTGTTACCCATTCACGAAAAGTATTCCATTCGTTATCTGACCAATCAGTTGTTGGAGTCATTTTGTTGTTCCTTCCAAATTGTAAAAAAGTTTTCAATCTTCAATTCATTATCCCATTCAATGGCATAATCATTATCTTCATCACATAGTTTTAGGGCTTCATCTAATGATACAGTGCGATGAGAAATAATCTGTTCACCAACATGTTCCGATGAAAAAACTTTTGCTTCTTCCATAGTTACTGTGTCAAGCGCCCACTTTGCTTTATCGTTGCCATAGTCATCAACACCGATTGGAACTTCAACTAAGTAACGTTCACGAAATATAGATGTTGCTTCAACTAGTACCCATTGCGTTTCTTTTTTCTTAGTCAATGTAAAACTACCATCGTTGTTATCAGTCCAAATTAAATCATCGCCTTCTTTCCATCCTGTTTCTTCTAACATATCAGGTGGAAATTCTAAGATACTGTCTCCTGAATCAGGATCTTCTTTTACTTCTAGTGTCCAAGTTTTCATGTCATAATCCTCACTAAACCAATAGTGTCAATAGCAGTTAATAAAAGATAGTTAGCAAGCATTCCAAAACTGCGCCGACTATAAGCGCACCAACTGTAAATAGCGCAACCAGTAATCCAAAGAGGATAGAGAAGAAGAAGAGGAGGATTGGGAACAGTAAAGGCCATAATAAGAGAACAGCCAATACTAAGAGCCCATGCCACAACTTCAAGGGTGAATCTAACATGGTTGCTCTTTAAATCCTCTTTTATCCATTGAAAGATTCCACTGAGGATATCATTCATGATCTTCCTTATGTTTCTCAATGGCTAGTTGAATAATTTCTTCTACCATTTTATTAAGTGTAATATCACGCTTATGTGCCATAAGCGCAATCTTTAAAATTTCATCTTCATTCAAATCCAACGGCACTTGAATACGCTTATCAAAACTATCATCGCCGTTAAAGATGGCTAATGCCTTTTCTAAAAAGTCATCTGCTGATTCCAAATCAATCCACTTAACATCATCCCATGCTACTGTAGGATCAATATCCCTATTTTTTGCTTCGGTATCATGTGCATCTTTAAACTCAGGGTTAAGCCAACGATAAGGCCTTATATCAGGTTCCCAAGTATTAATA